CAGTTCGATGACATCGGCCTGCGTCGAGTCGTAGCCGGGGATGGCAAGCACCTGGCCGTTGCGCGCGACCTTGATCGCCTCCACGGCCTTCGTGTTGGCGGAGTTGACCACATAGAACTGGCGCATCGTGTCGGCCTGCTCGGCCAGCTGATCGAGGTGCGCGTTCAGCTCCTCCACCAGCTCGTTCGTCGTCGCCAGGGGCGGCAGCGGGTACGCCTCGTCGGGCACGGGGTAGATGCCGAACTGGATGTAAGGGCCCCACGGCGGGCCGAAGAATGGCCGGGGCTCGCGCAGGAACCCGATATCGTCGCCCTCGCCGCTCTTGGCCAGGGTGTAGATCATCCGCCGCTCGGGGATGTAGACATCGAATCCGCGCACCTGGCGCCGCGGCACCGTGTTGAGGTCGCCCCAGGGCTCGGCCTTGATATCGGAGTCGGCGTCGGGCGGGATGCGCTCCAGCACCTTGTGGTTGTACAGGTTCCGCTTCCGCCCCGTCTCGGGATCCTCGTAGGTCGCCTCCAGCAGATCCTCCTTGTCGGCGATCCACTCGTGGCCCATGATCCGCGCCGACCGGGGGCTCGAGGCGCGGCTGTCGGTGAAGAACCGCCGCCAGCTCACGCGCGTCACGAAGGGGCGCAGGGGCGGATGCTCGAGATGCTCGTGGCCCGGCACGGGCTCGAGGGTGACGAGCGCCACGCCGAAGGCGAACTGCACATCAACGGCGATCTCGATCAGCTGATCCGCCAGGTTCACATCGTGGATCCAGCGATTCAGCCCGTGCGCCAGCGACTCGGACAGCTCCCGATGCACCTGCGGCCGGCGGGAGCGGACATTTACGCGCGGGTTGTTGTACACGAGCGACGGGACGGTGTTGACGACATGCTCGAAGGGGTGGTTCTCGTGGGCCTTGATCTCGGGCTCGCGTCCCTCCTCGTAGAAGCTGCCGACATACTGATCGACGACATCCTCCATCAGGCTGGTGTGCCGATCCCGCTCGTGCACGAGTGAAGTGATCTCCCTGCGCAGGTTCTTCGGGGTGACATCGAGCATCGCCTGGCCTCCTGGGGGTGTGTCGCCCTGAGTCTACTCGTCCTCCGGGATCGGCCGGTGGCGAATCGGCCGCGGCTGGTCGATGCGGTAGCAGCCCGACTGCGGGAGTACATGCGCCGCGTGTCGGCGATAGAACACCGAGTCGGTGTCCTGCCGGCCCAGGCGAAGGGCGACCACGCCCTTCGCCATGCGAAGGTGGTGACGCAATCCGTCGTCGGTGATCTCGGTGTGGAGCCGGTCGAGCGTCTCGGCCGCGTTCTCGAGGTCCATCCGCTCGAGGTCGGCGCGGGTGACGGCCAGCTCGGCGACGAGCCGCCGGTGACGCCAGCGGAGCCAGCGTTGCCACAGCGAGCGGATCATCCGCCACGCTCCCGCCGGCGGCGCTGCTCGACTTCATGCTCCACGGCCGTGCCCTCGATGCGGCGCCGGTCGCGCTCGGCGCGCTCGGCCTGGTCGGTCGCCCTGTCGCACTCGATGGCCTCGAGGTCGCGGCGGAACTGCGCATCGGCCTGCGCCTTGGCAGCCACCTGGTCCGCCGTCAGCGGCTTGATCGGCCGCACGGTCGGCTTCGCGGCGCCGGGCGTCCAGATGCGCTGCCCGGCCATCGTGTCCACGCCGGCGTCCTCGAGGCGCTTGAAGTAGTCGTGCACCGCCTGGTCCTCGGGGTGCAGCGGGGCCTCGAGGATCCGGGCGTCGTACTCGCCATCGGCCTGCATCTGCTGGACCGTCTTGGCCTGCTCGGCGGTGATCTGTGTGGCCGGATGCTCGAGCAGCTCAGCGGGGTACACCCGGCGCCGCGCTTCCTCGAGAGGCACATCCTCGCGGAGCAGCTCGAACACCCGGAAGTGCATCGCCGCGATGGCCTCAGCGTCGTAGCCGTGCAGCGCCGGGGGCCGGCCCGTTCCGCCGCCCTGCGCGCCCAGGCCCACGGGGCCCAGGCCGACGCTGCCGGTCGCGCGGGCTCGGCCCTGACGCCGCATTTCCGCGTCGTGCAGCGCGCTCATTTCCTCGAAGCGGCGGCGCTGGACCTCGAGCGCGCCCTGCCCCACGCTCGTCGCCTTCGCCGCGTCATCGACCACTTCCTCGGCGGGGCCGAGCAGGATTTCTACTTTGGTCGCCGTCAGATTGCCGTCTTCAACGCCGCGCATGAGGTCGTGGTTGCCGGAAAGATCCAGCTGTGCCCGCGGCTTCCGCCGCCGGCGATTCGGGAATAGGAACTGGAATATTTTGCAGGCGGTTTTTGACGCCCATCGCCACATGCCCATCACCGTCTCCTTCCGCGTCTGGCCTTCCGCGCCGGCGGCGGCTCGTGCAGCTGCACCGGCGACTCGCCTTCCAGCTCCTCGTGGCCCAGCACCGCGCCGAGCGTGTCGGCATCGTACCGGGGCCTCGGCCGCTCGAACTTGCCCATCTCGCTACACGCGGTCCAGGCGTACATGCCGGCGTACACCAGGTCGGGCGAGCCGCCGCCCTGCAGCTTGAGGTCCATGTCCTGATCGACCAGCTCCTCGGGCTCCTTGGAGTCGGGGCCCGTGAACTGCAGCCGACCCATCTGGTCGATCAGCTCGATGTCGCGCAGCAGCACTTCGCGCTCCCGCACCGCCAGCCGCCAGGCCCGGAGCAGGGGGTCGAAGGCCCGCTTGTGATGCTTCGGCCATCCCAGGGTGTCGCGCTGCCGCTTGTTGCGTTGCGCGTAGTTGCGCTCGTACCACAGGTAGCCGTACTCGTAGTCGTCCACCAGGCTGCGCAGGATCGGCAGGCCGCACTGCCGCTCGGCCATGATGAACGCCTCGTTGTAGTGCACGGCCAGCGGGAACAGCACGCGGTCGAACCGCTCGCCCCAATGCCCGTGCGCGGTGGCAACCTGCCGGGTGGGGCTCACGCTCGCATCCAGGACGACGGCCGCGTCGTAGTCGCGGTTCTCCATGCCGAGCGCCATGTCCGCGCCGATGGCGTAGTCGTGGTCGATCGCCGGCGGCTCGAAGATGGTGACGCGCCCGCCCGGCAGGGCGAGATCCTCGAGGCGGAACTGGCGCACGCCGCGGAGCTGCTGCGGGCTGAGATCGAGAACGCTGTGCATGGCGAATGGGCGCCGGCCAGGTCCGTCGCGGCCGACGCCCGGCGCTCCTCCTGAGCGCCGGGCCGATCCTACTCGGCCGGCGCTCCGTCCATGAGCCCCAGCAGGATGCCCAGGTCGGCGCCGTCGATCAGGCCGTCGCCGTTCAGGTCGCCAGGAGGCGCCGCCGCCTCGACCGCGGCGGCGTGCCTCTCGACGCCCTCGAGGAAGGCGTGGGCCTCGTCGAACGCCTGGATCAGCGCGGCCATCCGCTCAGCCTCGGTGTCGGCCAGCTGCGTCAGCGCCCACCAGCTCGGGATCCGGTCCATCGCGTCGAAGGCAGCCTGCCGGCGCATCAGGTTGGCAGCGCGCCTGGGCGTCGGGTCCATGCTCGTCACCTGCGCGACCCGCATCGCCGGCACGGCGATGTCGGGCTGCTCGTCGGCCTGGGCCACCGCCTGGGCCGCCGCGCTCGACTCGACGAATAGCGGAACAACGACGGCGGACAGGCACATGACGCTCAGGCCGACGAAGATCCATTCAACCGGATGCCGCATCACCAGCTCCTTTCAGGCCACACCTTGGTCGTATGGCTCCACGCGCAGGGGGCCGAAGATGACCGCGAGCGTCTGGCCGGCAAGGACGCCGGCGGCGACAGGGGTGTACTGCTCCGGGATGCTCGAGGCGTTCGGCCGGGGTCTGGTCATCACGCGACCAGCATACCCGACCGCCCGGCGCCGAACTCCTCATCCCACCGCCCCTGCATCGCGCGCATCCAGTCGAGCGCGTCCTGGTCGAACACCGCGTCCCCGGTCCAGCTCTCGAAGCCGCCGAACAGCCGCACCTTTCGCTCCTTGGCGCTCGACCACCGGCGCGTCTCGTACCACTCGATGTCCTGCGCATCGAGGGCCGGATTGTCGTGGCAGCCCCCGAAGGGCCACACCCACATATCCGGGTGGAGCTGCTCGAGGACCATCCGCTCCTCGTCCATCACGCCGCGCTGCTGGTGGTGTTCCTTCCACGGCTCGTACAGCTCGGTCGCCATCCAGCTGTACCCCTTGGTCTGCGTGGCCTTGCAGATGTACTCGCACTTCCTGATGCCGCGCCGGCGCTGCATCATCTCGCGCCACAGCATGATCGGCGGCTGCTCGTCGAACGCGGCCAGGTCCAGCTCGATGCCCTGGATGTGCGTCCACGAGCGGTCATAGCTGCACAGGTACAGCGTCGAGCCGTTCGGCCAGATGTACCGGGGCCCGCCGAATCCGCCGGTGACGAACCGCGGGGTGTAGCCGATGCAGAACTGCTCGAGGTTCCATCGCACGATGTCGAACTGCCGGAACTCGGGGCAGAACCAGACCATCCGCACGGGCGGCGGCGGCGTCGGTCGCCATCGCTGCGTACCCCGAGCCCAGGCGTCCACTTCGGCGCCGAGCGCCGTCGTCCCGCCCCAGCCGTTGCCCGGCGCCATCACGCGGATCGGCCGCTCGGCCTCGTGAAACTGCGCCTGCCCCGACTGCCGGCCAGCTCGAGGACCGCGCTCCGTCCAGGCGTGGGGCTCGTACCGCTCACTCGGGTAGAGCCTGTCGTGCTGGCGAAGGCGCTGGGCGAAGGCCAACTGCTGCCTGGCCAGCTGCAGGTCCGAATCCGACAGCTGCACGGGGTCACAGCCGCATTGCAAGGTCGCGGATGCGCGTGGCGACGCGCTCGATCTGGTTCCGCCGATCCAGCAGTTGCGCGTTGACGCCCTCGTACTGCGTCGTCAGGGGAAGCTGCAAGAATGATTCCGCGTCCTTGGTGTTCAGTTCGGGGATCGGCTGGGGTTTCTTGCCAGCCGTCGCCGGGCCCACCGCCGACTCGCCACGGAGCTTTTCGATGCCCATTTCGAGCTGGTGCAGCGCTTCGTCGGCGCCGTCCAGCTCCCTGTCGATCTCGCCGATCAGGTCGATCTCGCGGATCACCTGCATCTGCAACTGGTGCAGCGCGCCGTCATCAGCGGCCCCGACGCGGGCCCCGTTTTTCGATGCTCGCCGCGTGTCGTCCATCTGCTGCTGAATCGTTCCGTCCATCACCTTGCTCCTCGGCCCGCGCCGCCAGCCGCGCCTCGGCCAGCTGTCGCAGGACCGGGTTGAGCATAGCAACCATCCCCATGTCGATCGCCACATCGACCATCTGCTCGGGCGTCATGTCGTCGGGGAAGTCCTCGACGGCCGCGCCGGCGGCGCCGCCCCTGCCGCCGGCGAACGACGCGCCGGCCAGGGCGGTCTGGTGCCTGGCGGCGTCGGAGGCCGTCATCCGCAGCACCGGGGCCCAGGGGCGCGCGTACTCGAGGAACTCGGCCTGCACTTCGCTCAACCGGCGGTTGCGCCGCTTCCCGTTCTTGTCGAGCAGGATGTCCTGCGCGGCGTCGAGCAGCTGATTCAGCGTCTTGAGGCCGCGGTTCTCGACGGCGCGCCACAGTTGCTCGCGCTCCTCGGCCTGGGCGCGGACGAGTGTGGACAAGCGCTCGGGGTCGCGGTGAAGCACGCGCTGCACCGTCTTGACCGATGCGCCGACCTCGGCGGCGATCGCGCGGAGGCTCATGCGCTCCTCGCGCAGCACCCATATCTGCGCCTCGACCTCCGGCGGCGTCGGCACACCCTGCCGCACCAGGCCGTTCTTGGACTTGCGCGGCTTCGACGGACGCCGGGTTCGCTTCTTCTTCTTTTTCGCCATCACACGCCGGCCGATGGTACACGCCGCGCATGAGAGAGGGCCCTGTCGCCGGGGGGGGCGAGCAGGGCCCTCGGGAGGAGAGAGAATCCGCCGGCCCCGATCGTCTCGGAAGGGGCCGGCCATGCACAAACACCCTACTGCCCGGCGGTTGCGCGCCAAAGCGAATAACCCCGGCGGACCAGAACTTCGCGGGTATTCCACGAGAACGGGCCCGCCGGCACTCCCTGACCGGCGGACCCGTGGTGTATGGGGGCGGTGCGTCGCATCCTGCGCGCCCCCGTCGTCCGCCTGGTGACGCCTTCGGGCATGTGAAGGCGGACGGCGGTCCAGGCGTCCGGTCGCCCGCAGCGACGCGCTGCGGGCTGCTGAAACGAATGGACCCGGCGGGTGTCGAACCCGCTGTCGTGGCGTCTACATCACCACGCCCATCACCGGATGGTCGGGCCCAGCGGAGGGGGGAGGGGAACACTGGCGGCTCGGAACCAGTTGGATCGTCCCCCTCCCCCCACGGAGGTTCCTTAGACGCCGATCCGCTTGCGCGTCGGCGTGATCGTGCAGCCGGTCGAGCCCTTTCCGCCCGACTCGCACTCGTCGTCCGACTCGTGGATGTTCTTGCAGAAGGCGTACTTGCCGTCGTCGTTGGGCGTCGATCGGCAGCAGGCGTAGAAGCTCCCATCGCACTCGACGCCGACCTCCCCGTGGAAGGTCGCGTCCTCGACGCCCACCGCCAGCGCGTCGCCGGGGTCGATCAAGATCAGGTCGCCGCCGACTTCCACACCGATGCTCCGGGCCGTCAGGTTCGCGTACAGGCCCGCCTCCATCGGCTGGCCGACGGGGGCCTCGTCACCAACGCCGCCCAGCAGGCGGACCAGACCGGGCTCCTGCGGGCTCACAGCGCTCCCTCGGGCGAACACCCAGTAGTCGGCCTCGGGCAGCATCGCCGTCACGCCCAGCGCCGCCTCGGCCATCGTGATGAACTCCAGCGGCGCCTCGGCCATCGTGGTCAGCGACCGGATCGGCGCGGCGTCCCAATCGTCGCCCTCGATGATGCCGTGGTCTGACACCCGCCCGTCAGTGTCGCCCTTGTCCAGTCGGGGCACCTGGGGATGCCCGAACTCAGATGCGCCGTCCTGGGCGCGAGCAACGCCGGCGAGCGCGAACACGCCCAGCGCCAGAATCCCCGCGGCGAGCGCCGCGCCTTGCAGTCGTGTCATCGTCGATTCCATGTCAACCTCCTGCCCCATTGGGGCGTTGAATCTATCCGTCGCCGTCGCCGGAGCCGAAGCCGAAGCCGTAGCCGGAGCCGTAGCCGGAGCCGGAGCCGGAGCCGTAGCCGGAGCCGGAGCCGTAGCCGGAGCCGAAGCCGAAGCCGTAGCCGGAGCCGGAGCCGGAGCCGGAGCCGTCGCCGTCGCCGAAGCCGTAGCCGTCGCCGAAGCCGTAGCCGGAGCCGGAGCCGTAGCCGTCGCCGAAGCCGAAGCCGTAGCCGGAGCCGTAGCCGGAGCCGGAGCCGTAGCCGTCGCCGAAGCCGGAGCCGGAGCCGTAGCCGGTGCCGGAGCCGGTGCCGGAGCCGTCGCCGGAGCCGTCAAGCATCAGACGCATCATGGTGTCCAATCTGAGATTGTGGCCCACTGATCGATCGCCGCCACCGAAGCCTCGATGATCTCACAGACCCCAAAGACCGTCACGCGATCCACGGGCGCGCTGATCTTGCCGCCGCTCGGGCCGCGCGTCGCCAGGTCGCTGCAACTCAATGCGCCAGTCCATTGCCACGCTCGCCGCGCGTTGGTCATCGTCACCGTGTCACCGTCGATCGACTCGCATTGTCCGAACCAGACGCCGCTCTGTGAGGAACGCGCCACGATCATCTTGCCAACCATCCGAATCTCCTGTTCTGCCCCATCGGGACATTGAAGTTCGTCGCGTCCTTGCTCATGTTCACGCCTCACTCGCTGCCTGGCGAAGGTCGCGCAGGTGGCGCCAGTTGCGGCCGACCAGTGGGCGCGGCCCCTCGATCAGCGTCCATCCGCGCGTTCCGAAGCCCTGCGGCCCGCGCCAACCGCGTTCGGCGACGCACAACACGCCGCCGGCAGCGCGCCATTCGACGCGCGTCTCG